TAGAATCAACATTAAGAGAGTTTAACAATTCCACGGTGTCTTGGGTCATTTGTTCAAAACTTGGTATATAAAAACCCCGACTCGAATAAGAGGGCAATCGTCTTTCGGTGCGCTTCTTCCCACCTACCCACTCTCTCTGTTTTGCTAAGTGTTGCACCTTGGTCGATTTCTGTGTGACAGGTGAAGCAGAGTGATGCGATTCTGTAATCGTGTGCTTTGAGTCCACGGCCTTTTCCATCCCTTAATTGATTTGAGTGTGCGGCAACCACTGTGCCATCTGTAGCCCCGCAATGGGTGCAGGGGAAGCTTCTAGCTATCTCTAATAAGCTTTTATTGCGATACATTGGCATGATCCACGCTGTATTGTTCTAGCTTTTCAGCGGATTCTGCAATGTCTACAGCAATCTCCATCATCTGTATGGCGTTGTTGCTTTTTAGGGCATCGTCATAGTGACGGACTAGGGTTCTAAGAACCTGAAACTCGTTGAGCAATTCAATCATTTTAATATCCGATCTTGGTTACGGTTAGATACTTCTAAGGTCTGCCATGTAGCGTGGCGTAGTCTTGCGGCTTCTAGTTCCCACTTCAGCTTCTCAGCATTCTCGGTCGCTACCCCAATAGCCTTGCATAAGTCTTGGTAGTCTTGGCTGGCGTATGCTTCCCGTTCCTGCGCCCCAATAGTCTGCTCACCTGACTTCTGCATCATTATGGCTTTAAGACTGCTTTTAAAGGTTTCTAGCTGGGCTAACTCACCCTTGGCAGATGCGTACTTGCCAGCGTTATCAAGGATAAAGTCTATACAACGGTTCGGGTCTATTTCACGCATTAAATTTCTCCATTAATAAGTTCCATGCAACAGCCGCCACTTGTGGAACTTGTCCATTGCCAAGGGCTTTATTTCTGTCCACTCTTGCGGCCACCCCATCAACCATTCGTACAGGTTCGGGTTGATTAAAGACGGCACATAAGTCCCATTTTCCTTTGCCGTGCGCCTGACTCCCGAACCCCCAGCGTTGCCCCCACCCGTTCCCGTGGTCGGTGTTGGCCATATTACGCCCCGTTTCTGCATGGCTTTCCTGCTGTTGCTCCCACCGCTTGATCCTGTCGTTGGAGTGTGGAAGAACCTCTCGTTGTCGGGCAACAATCCAAATTCTCTTTCGGTGATGTTTAGCCCCGATGTCTGACGCTCCCAGCACTCCCCATTCCGCATCGAACCCCATGTTGGCCAAGTCTGCGAGAACTCGGTCAAGTCCTCTATGAGTGAGCATTGGGCTGTTTTCCACGAACACGAACTTTGGTCGTACTTCGCAAATGACCCTTGCCATTTCTTTCCACATTCCTGACCGTTCTCCATCAATTCCTGCTCCTTTTCCTGCGGCAGAGATGTCTTGGCACGGAAATCCGCCTGAAATGACATCAACAATTCCTTGCCACGGTCTGCCGTCAAAGGTTTGAACATCATCCCAAATTGGGAAAGGCGGGAGTATTCCGTCATTTTGTCGGGCAAGCAATACGCTTGCTGGATATGATTCCCATTCGACTGCACAGACTGTTCTCCATCCAAGGAGATGTCCCCCAAGTATTCCGCCACCAGCACCTGCGAAAAGAGCCAACTCATTCATTTTTTCCCTAAAATTTCTTTAATGCGTTTCTTTACATCTGCTTCTGTGTCTTTGTTGCGTTCGATTAATTCTTTGACCATATCCCAATTGCGGTAACGCTTGGCTATAGCTATATAGGATTGGGCTAAATACTCGATTCTGTCTTTATAGCTGTTCATCTAACTGCCTGATCTTTTGGCTAATCCTAGCCCGCCATTGTTGCCACGCCTCACCAGCATAAGCAGGGCATCCGACTTCCTGCGCTTTACGGGCGGTCAGTTCCTCAGTCGAGTACCACGGTAGTTCGGGCTTTTTATTGGGTTCTAGGTCAATCTCGTCAGTCCAGCGTTCAGCGTTTAAAAACGAGGCAGGGTACGGGATGTAATCTTTTTGGGTCTGCTTAATCTTCCAGTATTTAAGGTAGTTAGGCATGGCTTCTAGGCATTCTTTTTGCTGGATAGGTGTTAGCCTATTCCATGCTCGTTCAGCGTCTTTGCGCCCCATTTTGCGGGGGTATAGGGAGTAGAAATCTTGAAAGGTCACTTGTTCATCCAATAATAAAGAAATGCGGCAATTATCATGACCGTGGCAAACAGGATAAAAGTTCCTATTGCAAACACGGTCATTATGGTTTCGATCATTTTTTGATCCAAACTTCTCTGTATGTATTTGGCAAGCAGGTAGCACCTACGCTGATGCGTACACGCTTATGGGTCAATTCTTTTTTAGCTTTAGCGTCAGCAAATGCTTGATTTACAGCGGCACGGGCTTGTTCGTAAGAAACCATGACATTTTCAACATAATAATTCCAGCCCGATTCTTCGTTATGCAACATAACATCATCTAAAAATGTTGAAAAATCGCCATAAGCTGTAGCACGAAAGCGCACATTTTTTTGTGTTTTGTTTTCTATTGCCATGTACTTCATTTGTTTCTCCTATCTCACTCGTTATTGAGTACTTGTAGTTTATTAAGGTGGCTTAACTATGTCAACAGTTATTTTATAGGGATTTACCCTAAGTGTTGTTTTTTTCCAATATTCAGCTAAACCGCCTGTATTGTAGGCAAGTCCGAACACTTCAGTCATTTCTACGGGTCTTGCTTGTAGAAAGGTTAGGTGGTCGTTTACCGCTTTTAGTATTTCGGGCGGTGGTGGTTCATCTACCCAAACCCATTTGCCAGCTTGTTTTTTAAGCATCGTTTCTCCATAGAACGACCAACGCTAAACTAGCGGTACTGTCAAGAGATGTATCCCGTAACGCTTGGTACATAGGCTGGCTTGACCCAGTTCCTATCGGCTATCGCAGGTGTCGACCCTCGCTCCAGCGCATCCATCTCCGCTGGCCTCTAGCCCATCCCCGACTTCTTCTAACACCCTGTCGTTTTGGGTGGCAGAAATAGAAAAACCCCTTTGGACTGATCTAAGGTGAATATGCTTAATAAATGCCCTTTAACTCATTTACTAAACACTCAGATCAGACCGAAGGGGTCTGTGTTTAAAGGGTAACTACGAAGCAGTATTCACTCTGCCCCCACAGTATAGCACTATTCCGTACATTCGCAAGGCGCATCAAATCCGACCAATGGCAATGTCATTTGAGATTTGTGCATTTGAATTACATTTGACCATGCGTAATTGCGACCAAGCCCTTTAATACTGGTTAATTCAGCTTGATTTTCAATAGCTAACGCTCTATTGGCTAAATCAGGATAATTTTCATATAAATCAATAATTTCTTTTGGGCGAGATGATGGGCAAAAAAAACAAGCTGATTTGCCTACTTTAAAGCCATATTTAGCAATAATGTCTAAACAATCCTGTCTTTCCCATTGCCACTCAATTAATGGGTATTTGTAATCATATTTTGGGTCATCACGCTTTGCCGCATTTTCAGCCCTGTGAGATTCGCCAGCATCATAACCAATGTATTTAACGCACTTTGAACCCGTTTTCCACCAATCAATAGCAGGTTGCCAAGAGTTTAAATATTTGTCTTGTGGGGCTATTTTGTGTTTTTGTGAGCATGATTTAAACCCATAAGCTATGCTGGGTAAGTTTTTGCGCCTGTGGCATTCTTGTTCAAGAGTTTCTAAAGTGCCGTCTTTTCGTGTTCTTTTAACTATTGTGATAACTGGCAAACCTTTATTTACAAGCCAATTGCTAAATTTTTCAATGTGGTCATATGTTTCAGGGCGTTCTCCACCAGTATCAGCAAAAAGAATTAAATCTATAGGTCGTTTTTGCTCGTAAAGACCCAAAATCATAGCTGTGCTATCAACGCCACCGCCAAAAGCAACAATATGAGGTTTCATTCTAGTTCAGGCCAAATTAATTTATAACTTTCAGGAAATAAGGTTTTTCGGTTTACTAGCCCGTGGCTTTGTTTCTCAAGGGTTGCGGCTAGGATTACCAGCTTATCGTAGGGTATGTCCCCGTTCTGCCACATAGATACGGCAGGAACGCTGATATTTAGCAATTTAGCAACCTTGGTAGGGCCACCCAATAAACGAATGATAGCGACTGAGTTCATGTAAGTAATCTTAACATATTTCTTGCATTAGTTGTTAAGTTAAGTTAATATGGGTGTACGGTATGTGCCGTGATAACAGGAGAACTCTTATGAGTGAAATAGAATCGCAAACAAATGACTTACTTCAATTACAGGGTCAGCTAGAAAAAATCTTTGATGTATTAGAAGGTGGCTCTGATCTATCCAAGGAACAAATTGACTTACTGCGCTATGGTTGTGGCTTTGCGCCAGTTAATCGTCAGCGTGATTTCTTACAAGGTGTATTTGCAGACCTTAACCCATACGGGAGATCAATATGACCCCACAAGTACAGTTAGTAACGCCTGAAATGGCAAAGGTTTATCTATCCAAAAACACCGATAACCGTCAGCAAAGGGGCTGGTATGTGTCGTGTCTAGCCAAAGCCATCAAGCGTGGTGACTGGATACTGACGCATCAGGGCGTAGCATTCTCTGAGTCAGGCAAACTGATTGACGGACAACACCGCTTAGAAGCTATTGTAGAAGCCGATACGCCCGTGCAGATGCTTGTCACCACTGGCGTAAGTAACGATGCCTACAAGGTCTTAGATAACGGCATTAAGCGTACATTGTCAGACCTGACAGGCATTAATGTTAGGACTACCGAGGTATGCCGCATCTTGGCTAGACTTGTCTACGGTGGTAATTCTGTGACTACCGCAGAAGAATGCCTAGAAATCTATAACACGGGTGTGGGCGAGGTATCCGATAGCCTAGTCGAGTATTGCGGTAAACAGATTAAGGTCTATTCCTCTGCACCTATGCGTACTGCGGCAGTCTGTTTAATCCTTGATGGGTATAACCAAAACTACATTAAGAACCTGTACGCAAACCTCTGTCACCAGCAATTTAACGAACTGCCTAATGTAGCGCAGAACTTTATCCGTCAGGTTACCGATGGCAGGGTCAGCGCAAACAAGAAGTCAAACCTACTAGCACGGGGTCTAAAAGTATTTAATCCTGAGTATCAAGATGTAGCTAGGCTTCAGATTAGTGACTCAGAAGAAACTGCCGCTAATGCGTATTGCAGAACCATTGTTAGAAACCTATTAACGAAAGAGAAAAAATGATTATTTCTGATACCCAACGAGATTTTAAAATTGCCCCAGCAGGGCTTTCAATGGCAAGATTGTTTTCCATTATTGACCTAGGCCACCAAGCTACCGAATGG